CATTGTTTTCTACTTTACTTGGGTTTTTCATTTGGCGACTTCATCTTTGGAGAGTTGCGGAGGCTCTGAGGGTGGACTATCTAGACAGTTTGGAAAGAGGCACATATATGGACGATTATCCTAATGTGGTATGCCCTCTAGATAGACCCATCAGAGTTCCTGCTCATGAATATGATGGGAACATTGGGCGTAGTGAAATACCGTGGGAGGATCCCCACCTCAAAGAAGCATATTCTTATGATGGTCAAAAATCGGAACCTATTTTCAACGATTTTGTGTTGCCGGTCTATGAGAATAATTCTTTTGGTGAGTTGATTTTCACTCTTACGTCCCCTTTAGTGCAACCTGGGAAAGGACCGACTGCCACCACGAAAATGTTGTTGCGTACTATTCGCGACCCATGGAGTGGAGAATGTGGGTTCCAAGAGATGTGTAGACATTGGGCAGATTATGAGCAACATTTGAGCGACTTGTTACATTATGATCATTACGATACTATTGATTTGGAATATGATGATCACGTCGCTTGGGCTGATTTGCCGTCTCACACACCCAGTATGGCTAAAATGTACAAACGTGCTCTAGACACTATTTGGCATCTTGGTGCGCGCACTCGTCAAATTTATTTTGGTAAAACAAAATTGAAAGTTAAACATGATGAGTTGCTGCATTGTTCTAAACAAGGACCACGACCAATATGTGCTATGCACGAAACCGCAGCTGTTTATTTCGGTCCGTACATTTATCACGCCACACAGACACTAAAGAAAGAATGGCGCTGTGAACTGGAGACTAGACATATTATTAGAGTTAGAGGAGCTTCTTTTGACGGTTTCTTCTATCCTGTTTGGGCTCCAGGGAATGATTTCTTTTCTTTGGGCAATCCGATTGACTATTTTGAAAATAATCTGAATTGCCCCGAGGACTTGTGTGTGTTGTTAGTAGCTGGAGACGACACTCTGTGCCTCATGAAAATAGGGAAAAGAATATTGAGATTTGAATGTGATTATAGCAAATTTGACCAGAGTCAAGTTTCCACGTATTGGGAACATGTACACTTTGGGAACGATTTGTGTGGTTCTCTGGTGAATAGTTTAGCTATGTTGGAGCTACTTGGAGTACCTAGCGAAATCACTTATCTCTTGATGGACGCCTATCATTCTAAGATGTTCCTAGAACACAAAGGCATCAATTTTCGTGGGAAGTTGAAGGTTGCAGTCACTGGCAACCTTCCCGGTTCAATGGATTTCTTTCCAACCGGTTCCCCTGCGACTACATTCAATAACACAGTTAATAATGTCTCTTTTTGGCATCATTTGTTATTGAATTTTCATTTTACCGACGACGTTAGTTTAGAAGAAGCAGTGTCTTTGAATTCTGAATATTTGGGTTTCATTCCTAAATTGAAATTCAGTGATTGTGTTTCTTCTTTAACTTTCTTAAAAGGAAGATTTCTACAGACCGACTGTTCGATGAATAAAATCAGACTGTACAAATATGTGTGGCATCCCGACATGGGCGTGGTTATCAAATTTGGTCGATCCAAAAGACCGATCAATGAACTGTACCCTGGGAAAAATGAACTAGAAGCTTCCAAAATGTATCTGCGCGGAGTGGGTTTGGGTTGGTCTTTCTATCCTCCTGTGCCGATATTAAGGGCTTTTGTGCGTAAAGTTGTAGCGCTACCAGTCATTGAGGGTGTGGACCCTGTGATTGATCAGTACAAGCCACAATTGCCCGACGGTGAATTTGAATGGTATGATGCAGATTACCAACCGATGCTAGAGTGGTATGGGCTCGACATGGCCGATATCACCAACTTAGAAACGTTGATCGCTTCTGCGCCAGATCTAGCGCTGATCTGTCATCCGGCGATAACCAATCTAAGTAAACTTTATGAGTAAGTGTCAACGCCGTCCTAGGCATTAAATAGGCGAGACAAAACTCGATACCAAGGTTCAGTGTCCCCCA